ATTTAGAAGGAATGGAAATTGAAAATTTAGAACTTTTAGGAATTCCAGATTTTACAACCGAGAATTTAAAAATGTTTGATCGGGATGAAATGAATGATGGTCTTAGTTCAGAGACAACACCGAAAGAAATTGACGTGGATAATTTTGGCGATGATTTAAAAAACACTTGTCCTCGGTGCAAATTTGAATATTGATTTTAATTATAAATGGTTTTTAAAAGACCTTGAATTGGTAAAACCAAACGGCCTTAAAGTGTTCACTTGCTTTTCAGGGGCCGGTGGTTCTTCCATGGGTTATAAAATGAGTGGCCACGATGTCATTGGTTGCTTAGAGATCGATAAAAGGGCCATGGAGATTTACCAGGGGAACTTAAAACCAAGGTTACCTTTTTTAGATTCTATTCAAGAATTTAAAAAGAGAAGTCCAAATGGTTTAGATTTTCCAGAGGAGCTTTATGACCTAGATATTTTAGATGGGTCACCGCCATGTTCTGTTTTTTCAACGGCCGGTAGTCGAGAAGAAAAATGGGGGGCCGAATTTAAATTTAGAGAGGGTCAAGTTGATCAACGCCTTGATGATTTATTTTTTGATTTTATTGATTTGGCCGGGAAATTAAGACCTAAAGTGATTGTGGCCGAAAATGTTTTAGGAATGTTAAAAGGTGGGGCCAAAGGAATTACTAAGGAAATAATAGAGGCCTTTAAAAAGATTGGTTATGTCCTACAATTATTTAAACTTAATGGTGCCGTCATGGGTTTACCTCAAAAAAGGTGTAGGGTTTTTTTTATCGCCTATAAAGTGGAACTCTTTTTTCCAAAATTGGAGCTCCATTTTAATGAAAGGTTAATACCTTTTAGAGAAATAAGGGACGACACGAAAGGCGGTAAACCATTACATGCCTCTCTTTTAAAGTTATGGCCCTATCGTAAATTTAATGATCTAGGTTTTGATCAAATTTGTTTAAGGGTTTTAGGTAAAAAGAATTATTTTAATTATAAAATAAATCATAATGATAAAGTTAGTTATACTATACCGGCCAGGACAGGAGGGGCGACCGTTTCAATTTATGACTCTCCTAGATTTATAAATCTTTATGAGGCAACGTTGGCCTCTTCTTTTCCTTTAGACTTTAAATTTAAAAATGATAGAGAAGGTTTTTATTCTTTAGGTATGAGCGTCCCACCTTTAATGATTTATAAGATAAGTCGGGAAATTGCAAAACAATGGTTTAACCTTTAGAGTTAAAACGGCAAGGAGCCTAAAAATAGACCAAGGGGTGAAAAATGAGTAAAAAAAAAATTGAGAAAAAAAGTGTTAAAAAGAGCGTTAAAAAGAAAAAAGTAAAATCTAAATATATTCCTAAAGGCCGACCTGTTATCGAAATCGATTGGGAAAAACTTAATGTCATTTTACAATTTAAGCCGACTAAAGACGTTGTGGCCGACATTCTAGGAGTGAGCGAGGACACCGTAGAGGCCCGAATAAGAGAGAAATATGATTGTACTTTTCAAGACTATAGGGCGAGAAAAATGGCCCCTGTTAAAATTAGACTAGTAAAAACCGCAATTGAAAAGGCCATGAGAGGTGATAACACCATGTTGATTTTTTGTCTTAAGAATTTATGCGGTTGGGCCGATAAGCCTTTAGATAGAGCGTCGGGAGACGGTGGTGCCATTGCCAATTTAGTTTTAAATATTCCAACTAATAATAGAGAATGATTAATGAGGATCTATAATTATTTAGAATTAAAAAAAGAATTAGAAAAAAACTTTGAGATATATACTAGAAAAATGAGTTTTAAAGTTGCTTATAAGGCCCACGAAAATTTTTGTATAGTTAGTAATAGTGGACCTTATACCCCCGATGATAACCAAAAATATGTTGAAGGTAAAAAAGGGGACTACATTATTAAAGGCGTTGATAACTTTCACGTCATAAGCCAAAAGAATTTTGAATATAATTTTGAGAAATTTATAATAAAAGAAGATTTTGAAAATGTTTTCTCTTTTTATAAAAGGAAAAAAAAAGATGATCGAAAATGATTCCTTTAGTTTATACAAAGGGGACTGTTTAGAAATAATGAAAAGCATTCCTTCCAATTCTATTGACATGGTTTTAACGGATCCACCTTATGGCACGACCCAGCGTAGATGGGATTCTATTATTGATTTAAATAAAATGTGGAATGAGTTAAAAAGAATAATTAAAATTGATAGTGTTATTTGTTTGTTTGGTTCGGAGCCATTTAGTAGTAAATTAAGAATGTCGAATAGTGCAATGTTTAAGTATGATTTTATTTGGAATAAAAATATCGCCGGTGTTTTTGCAACCGCAAAACTTATGCCTTTAAAAAAACATGAAATTATTTCTATATTTTATAATAAAGCAGGAAAATATTATCCCCAATTTAGTAAAGGTAAACCTTATAAACACCAAGGAGGAACCAACGCAATAGCTTCCCATAATGATGGTGTTGCGCTTCAAAAAATTAGGCCGAGGTCGAATAATTCAGGTTATAGGTATCCTGGAAGTATTTTAAATTATCCGAAGGTTAGTAAGGCCAGTCTCCATCCAACGCAAAAACCCATTCCTTTATTATCTTATTTAATTAAAACTTATTCTTTAGAAAATGAAACGGTCTTGGATTTTACAATGGGTTCAGGAAGTACAGGAGTGGCATGCCTAAACAATAATAGAAAATTTATAGGTATAGAAAAAGATGATTATTATTTTGAGATTTCAAAAAAAAGAATAGTTAGGTTTAAGTTGAGGTTAGAAAAAAGTAAAAAAGATGAATAAGATTTTTGAAGAAATAAAAGATAACAAAACCGTTTGGCGTATTAAAAGTTATCACGGCCCATGGCTTGGCAACGTTGTTTTGTCTGAAATTTTCAACTCTAAAGAAGAGGCCAAAAATTACTTGGATGGTGTTTTTTGGTCTCTACATGACTCCATTAAATCTAAGAAAAAACCTAAGAGAAAAAACAATGACTGATATTTCATTAGGCCCTCAATATGGCCCTCAAGAAGAATTCCTTAAAAATGATTCGGACATTGCTTTTTATGGAGGCGCCGCCGGTGGTGGTAAAACCTATGCCCTACTTTTAGATTTTTTGAGACATTATAATAATGGAGAGGCCGGGGCCGTTTGTTTTAGAAGAACCTCTAATCAAGTCAGAAATGAAGGTGGCCTATGGGATACTTCAAAAAAGATCTATTCCTTATTGGGTGCCGAACCTAAAGAGTCGTCTTTAACTTGGGTTTTTCCGGCCGGGTGTAAATTAAAATTTTCCCATTTAGAATACAATAAAAACGTTAACGATTGGCAAGGCGCACAAATTCCTATTATTTATTTTGATGAATTAACTCACTTCACTGAAAAGCAATTTTGGTACATGTTAAGTCGTAATAGGTCGGTTAGTGGCGTAAAGCCTTATATAAGGGCGACTACGAATCCGTCGGCTAAATCATGGGTTAAGAAATTAGTAGAGTGGTATATCGGAGATGATGGCCTTCCAATAAGAGAGAGGGCCGGTGTTAAAAGATATTTTATAAGAGATGATAATAAATTAGTTTGGTCAACCGACAAAAAAGAATTAGAACGAAATTATCCTGAAGGCCTTCCTAAAAGTTTTACCTTTATCCCTTCAAAATTATCAGATAATAGAATTCTATGTAAAACCGACCCGTCTTATCTGGCCAATTTAAAAGCTTTATCTAAAGTCGAACGCCTTCAATTATTAGATGGGAATTGGAACGTTGAAGAGAGCGCCGGAATTTATTTTAAGAAGAGTTATTTCGAAGAGGTTAACGCCACGCCTCCATTAACTAATATTGTTAGGTGTTGGGATAGGGCGGCCTCTGAATTTAAAGACGGTGATAAGGGTGACCCTGATTTTACCGTAGGATTAAAATTAGGCGTTGATAAAAATAATCAATTTTATATTTTAGATATTATTAGAGAGCGGTATAGTGCATTAAAAGTTGAACAATTAATTTTGAACACGGCCAAACAGGATGGAGTGAGTTGTATAGTAAAAGGTTTCCAGGACCCTGGTGGGGCCGGCAAAAATGAAATAGAAAATTTTATTCGTATGTTGTCAGGGTTTCAAATTGAAGTGGAAAAAATTAACGTAGACAAACAAACGGCTTCTAAACCTTCATCGGCCCAAGCAGAGGCCGGGAATATTAAAATTTTAAAATCATGTAGAAATAAAGAGGACTTTTATATTGAGGCCGAAAATTTTCCGGAAGGCCGACATGATGATATAATTGATGCCTTTACAGGGGCCTTTAATTATTTATCTTTAAAAAGAGTTGATGATTTTACGAATGAGTTTATACCGAATAACATTGTAAATGTAAATTTAAACGAGTGGTGATCAATATGGGTTTTATGACAAAATTACTAAACTTAGGTTCGACCGAGGATAAAATTGAATCCGAGGAAAATAATGAATTGCCGGCCTTTCATCATAACCCTATAGGGTCGTCGGGAACTGAAATATTCTCAGGTTATTTTGATGAAGACTATTTGGACGTCTTAAAAAATAGCGAAAGGGCGGTTGTATTCGATAAGATGAGAAGGTCCGACCCTCAAGTAATGATGTGCCTTAGTGCTGTTAAGAATCCTATTAAATCAGCAAGCGCCGAAATTTTACCGGCCGGCGATGATTCTTATTATCATAATGATGCCCGACTAATAGAAAAAATATTATTTGAATCAATGGCCACACCTTTTCCAAGATTTTTAAGTGAGGCCCTAACTATGATCGAATTCGGTTATAGTATGTTTGAAGTAACCCATAAAAACTTTATTAATAGTCCTCTGAAAGATAGTGAAGGGACGACTATTTTAAATTCTTATACAGGCATTAGAAACATTTCGTGGAGGTCTCCTAAAACAATTGACCAATGGAATTTAAATAAAGAGACCGGAGAATTAGAGAGCGTTTTGCAATTGGCCTATGGTGACCTGGCAAGGGATGCCGAAATTCCAGCCAAATATTTATTACTCTTTACTTTAAATAGAGAAGGTTCGAATTATGAGGGTATAAGCGCTCTTAGGCCTTGTTATGGAAATTGGTGGCGAAAAAATAATTATAATAAAATTAATGCTATTGGCATTGAGAAATTTGCGGTCCCAACTCCAATAGCGACAATTCCCCAAGGCAAACAATCGTCAACACAATATGCAAAACTTATAACGGCCTTAGAAAAATATACCACTCATCAATCTAATTATTTAATTAAGCCAGAAGGTTTTGATATAGATTTAAACACTAATAGCTATGACCCTTCTAAGGTTGAGGTCTCAATTGAGAATGAGGATAAGAGAATGGTTAAAGCTTTTTTGGCCAATTTCTTAGAATTAGGTATGAGTGGTTCGGGGGCCTATGCTTTATCCAATGATCTCTCTGACTTCTTTTTAACAGGCCTTGAATTTTTGGCCAATGAAATAGCCGACCAAATAAATAGAAATTTAATTCCTGAATTAGTTAAAATGAATTTCGGACCTAGGGACAAATATCCTAAGTTACAATTTTCTGGAATTTCTGATAAGGCTGGAAAAGAATTGGCCGATATATTAAGCACTTTAACAACGGCCCAAATATTAACGCCCGATGATAATTTAGAAAAACATTTGAGAAAAAGACTTGGTATAACTGAAATGAGTGACGAAGGCCAAAGACTAAAGGCCTCTCCTCAACCTAATAATGAAATGAGTTTATCTGAAAAGTTTAAAATTATAAGAGAGAATAGAAGGGGT